GCGCAATCAATTGATGAGGTGCGCGGAACATGACAGTACGCCCTACAAAAGTTCCAGGTATTGGTAAGCTACCCCCTAGCCTTGATCCACAAACTCGCCAGATCATAGAGTCGATAATCGAAGCAGTTGAGATTCGCCTTGGCAGAAAGGGCGATCCGATAGACCGCGCGATTACGCTTCGGGAGCTTATTGATTCGGGACTCGCGACTCAACTAAAAACGACGCCGTTTGACCCAAATAATGGGGCAGGCAATACTGGATTCGCGCCCCTCGGCCCAATCCCTACGATGCCTTACGCCCCTGTTAATTTCACGGCGAATGGCGCGTACTCTGTTATTAATTTGTTCTGGGGCGGAGCATTTTATAAAGGTCATAATCAGGCGGAGATCTGGTCACACACTTCTGATACTTTAGGCGACGCTACTTTAGCGGCAGTCTCGCCTGGGATTAGCTTCAGCGATCCTGTAGGGTCAGGAGTTACAAGATATTATTGGATACGCTTCGTTAATACAGCAGGTGTACCTGGACCGTGGAACAGCGGCAGCGGTACGGTTGCGTCGACAGCGACAGATGTTGCGCATCAGATAGCGGTCCTTTCGAATGCAATAACATCCAGCGAGCTTGCTACATCTCTTAACACCCAGCTGTCCACTTACCAAACCTTAGTAGACGTTAACGGTAATATTACGGGGCGAGGCTACCAAAGCTTAGCAGACGTTAACGGTAATATTACGGGGCGAGGCTACCAAGCCGCCAGTCAAGTTGCGGCTACTGTGAGCACTGCGGTTGCTGGGGTAAGAGGGAAGATACCGACTTGGGTTGCATCGGGCACATATGCAGTTAACGAGGTTGTTAGAGATGCCGGTGGAAAGCTGTATGTGTGTCTTATCGCTGTAACCGCAGGCACGTCGGACACCCTACCAACTACGTTTGCAGCGCCAACAACTAACTGGAAGCTGTACGGCGACATAGCTCGCACTGAAGATAGTGCGAGTAAGATTACACAGCTGAATCTGCTTGACGGAAATTCTAGTTCCGCATCGGCGCAATCTATTCACGGCCTAAACTCGATACTCAAAGATAGCGACGGCAACGCCGTAGTTTCCTCTACAAATTTAAGCACAATGAAAACATCTGTGCTGAATGCGAATGGCACCGCGCGAGCGACAGCTGCCCAAATAGATTACCTTAGCTCAAGCTACACCAACCCAACAACAGGTGTAGCGGATAACGTCACTCTCCAGCAGGCGCTAAACACATCGGCGGGCAGTGTCAACGGTTTAAATGCTCAGTACTCTGTGAAGATTGATAACAAAGGGCATATCACGGGTTTTGGTTTAAGTAGCACGGATACAGATGCGGGCCCAACATCTGCGTTTATTGTTCGTGCTGATCGGTTCGCGGTTATTGACCCCGCTTCAACAGCAGATGGTATTGCTGCTGACGGAACTGGGACGGTTACTCCTACAGCAGCTAACGTTCCATTCTTTATTGACAGTGGTGTTACCTATATTAAAGAAGCCGCAATAAAAGACGCCTCCATTACTAACGCTAAGATCGGGACAATCGGCGCGGACAAGATTACGACTGGATTTCTCAATGCGGATCGGCTTGACGCTGGAACAATAGGCGTAAATAAACTTAATCTCGTCGGCGTGGGGGCAACAATAAACTTAGCTTCTGCCAACACGGGGGGGAGAATGCATCTACAAGGCGACAAGATTTCTGTCTACGACTCGAGTAATACTCTACGGGTACGACTAGGTAACCTCGCTTAATGACTGCGCCTACTTCTAATGGCGCAATCGTAGCAGACGAAACCGCTGCTGGTATTGTCGCTATAAATTATAATTTCTCCAACACAGGCAGCGGGGGAGTACTGCAGGTGCTGCAGTCGACCCAGATATATAGCATTTCATCAGGCTACCCCGATGCTGCCGATACAGGTTGGGTGCCAGCCGTTGATGCTTCCGGTAACGCCCCATCAGACGGTGCCCAATCCCCTACATGGTCTCATGCTGGTTTTACACAGGCTCGCGGATCAAAGCTGTATTACTACGCTCGTCGTAAAAATGGGGCCACCATTGAATTGGGCTCACCTTACCCTGTTTCAGAGATTGTGCCGTCGCGGCCACAGATTACCGGCGTCACACAGAACTCGAACTTCACAGCCGCTACCGTATCAGCTTTTATTCCAGCTGGTGACACCTTTACCACTATTTATTATTCTCAGACTACTACGGCTACGCCACCTGTGTGGCAAGCAACATCGTCTAGCCAGACTAGCCCAGCGAGTCATTGGCAAACGAGCCCGTCTTTTAGTACGACTCCGGGGGTCAATTATTACTACTGGGTTTTAGGGTGGACGCATAACAATCCGGGCGCTGATGGCGCCGCGTTAGGAGTTACTTGGGATAAGTACGCGGGTATCTTGGGCCACGGGTTAAGAGTGTGGGACGCTTCGAGCAATATTAGATTAGATACCACTGATCGGATGATCCGTCACCATAGCACTTTGTCGGGCACCATAACGCAGAACGCATCTCCGATCAGCGTGTACGTGGCGGGTATCACGAATGATGGTACTTGGGCTATGAGCAACGACGTTCCTTTGGCGGGGGATTACAGCAGCACCGATGATGTGTCCCTTACATTTGGCGCGACTAACTACGTCACTCTCACGCTACAGCACTCGAACTCAGGCAGCTTAGCTTACCGCGTTCAGGTCTTTAGGATTTAAAAATGGCGTATGGATTTACATGTATTAACGAGTCTGGGTTTTACCAGATCGACGGGACATTACCACAGCTAATGGAGGTTGCTTCAGGAACAGCTACGGTTTCTAGTTACTCAGATATGGTTAGTGGTAATGCGTCGAGGCAGCAGATTATTACGCTGTCATCTGTATTTGGGAACCGCGATATATTTATTTTTATAAAACCTACCACAGAGTCCGGCGTTAAGAACTGCGGGGTATGGAAATATAAAGTTGGTACACAGTGGCGGTTTTGGTTTTGGTCTAATAACTTCCCTACTAATGAGACGATTAAATACGCAATTTTTGTAAGCGGCTCGACCAGCGCGGCAAACACAGGCTACGGCTTAACGGTCATGACGCCTTCAGGCGATGTTGGGTACAGCAGTGAAAGAGTCAATTTCCGCGCGACACAAGCGACAATGGGAGTCATGAGTAAGAACACCTCGGTCGGCCCGTTGACGCAATCGAATATGGCGGGCGTGTATGGATTGTATACAGGTACTAATTTTGTCGAGCGGTTCTTTAATGGCCCGTCAAGTTTCAATCCAAATACAGACAGTATGGCTGAGGAGGGGTATCAGATTAATTGGTATCACAGCCACCTCACATTTAACTATTCCGCTAAAACGATAACCATGTCGGCAGGTGCGTATTACGCCGACCAAACAAACTTTTTTGTGGACAAGGGCGGCTCTTCCACCAGGACGTTAATAACAGGAACGCGATTATGATTAAGGTAGCAATGTGTACGGAGAACGGAGAGGTGGGATATACGATTTCACCTGCAGTCGACAGCCAGTACACAGACGGTGACACCTATGGTGACTACACAGCGCGGCATATCCCATACGAATCCAATGACGACGATTACATTATCGGCAAGTATTGGGATGGTGGCTGGCAGAGTAAGGGAGATCGTCCCTCCGAATTTCATTTCTGGGTGAGCGGCGCGTGGGTGCTTAGTACCGAAGCCCTGTTCGATAATATTCGTTTAGATCGCGCTAGATTTTTAGCGATGTCTGACTGGACTCAAATGTCTGACGTTACGCTTAACACAGAAGTTAGAGCTGCGTGGGCAACTTATAGGCAGGCGCTGAGAGATGTGCCCGCTAACAATGCTAACGCTACGTCACTAGATGCCGTGTCGTGGCCAAACCAACCGGAGTAATAGATATGCATAAAGGTAAGGGTAAGCAGTGCGTTTTGAATCAACAAGACAAGCCGAAGAAGAAGGCTAAGAAGAAGAGGGGATCGTATTGAATTGCTGGCATTGTAAAGGCGAATTAATATGGGGCGGGGACCATGACATTGACCCCGAGGAAGAAGATAGCCCGTTTTACATGGTGTCGAATCTTAGCTGCCCAGGATGTGGAGCTTACGTCGAGGTGTATTTACCGGCTGATGAGGCTGCATAAAGGGTATGTGCTTTAGTCATTATTAACAAGATATGGTAACGATTATAATAGCGCCTCAATCAACCAGAGGTAGTTATGATACGGTACGTCATCGGCTTTATACTTGTAGCACTCGGCGCGATAGCCAAGCAAGACCTGTAGGGTGCCTTTGGCACCCGCAGGATTAATGTAAAATAAAATATATAGAGAAATCAATAGGTTAGCTGACGCCAATATAGTATTAGTAATAGTATTATATAGAGGTTAAACCCAGTATATACAAGGGTTTGCGGTCAGTTAAAGTAGAAAATCCCTCTTTCTCCGCCAATCATTAGAGCCCCTATAGCCATTGAGCTGTAGGGGCTTTTTTGATACATTACAACCTCTTGGCACCCATATGGCACCCTAGGAGGGGATAATATGGCTACAATTAGGAAGAGGGGCACGAGCTGGCAAGCTATCGTCAAGCGAAAAGGGCTCCCGATACAAAGAAAGAACTTTAAAACCAAAGCCCCAGCAACAGCCTGGGCACGTCGTATAGAAACGAGCATGGACAACGGATCGTGGATCGATACTCGCGCTCAAGGCTCACATTTCATCGATCAGATTATTGATAACCTTATATTTTCTTACGAGCGCTTTGAGTTAGAAGTGTGTGGGCCTAAGCTTGGGCAGCTCAATATGCTCAAAAAACATTTTCAGGGATGGTCGATTCATGACCTGACCGCCGACGATATTCTTGATTTCGCAGCGAACCGGCGCAAGGAAGTTGCAGCGTCGACGTTGCAGTATCAGATGTACTACTTTAAGCAAGCCATAACGCACAGTCGTATTCGCACTGAAGTTGATGCTATCGATATAGCAATTACCGAGCTTAAAAAGAAAAAAATGATAATGGGTAGTGAAGAACGCGACCGTCGCCTTGAGAAAGGGGAGTATGAATTGCTCATGGGTGGAGTAGGGACGCAATCTCGTTATCTTGCTGCTGCGATTGATATTGCTATTGAGTCAGGCATGCGCCAGGGCGAAATACACGCTCTTAAATGGAGCATGATCGACTTTGACAAGGGGGTAATAACTCTATGGCGTAAAAATAAGTCTGCCGTAGGGGGTAAGAAGAAGGCGAAAATACCTCTTTTAAAGGGCGTTAGAGCGGCGCTCCTACGCCATCAGAATGTACTTGGCAAGGATGATGTACTGTTTGAGGTGGAATGTGCAGCGTCTATTTCTGACGCATTTGCTAAGCTACGTAAAAAAGTTGGAATACATGGCCTTACATTCCATGACTTACGCCATGAAGCACTTTCGCGAATGTTCGAAAGTGGTATGAGTGTTGCTCAGGTCCGCTTAGTAAGCGGACATAGTAGTCTTGATCAGCTTTCTCGTTACGTAAACCTGAGAGCTGAAGATTTTGGGGATTACTAGGATCTAGTTTCCTCTAGCTTGGTATCGAGATAGAGACCTACTTCATGGGTCGGGAACAGGTACTTCTTGCCGCGTCGGACGTGAGGTAAGTCTAGCTTGCCCTGGTATATTTGCTGATACATTGATTCTTTTTTAATTCTTAGTAGTGTGGCGAGCTCTTCCATGTCCATAAATGGACCGTACTTCACGGTTAAAATGTTAGTCATCATGATAAGTAACTGAATCCTTTAGAGATAATAATTGAAAATAAAACAAGCAATCAAGTCTGTTTGATTAATACCAATACTAATAATACAACATGAGTATAACGAAGGATTTACGAAGTATCTACACTTAAATACCTCTATTTCGTAGTAACTAGACAATACAAATCTATACCTGACATTGCCTTTAAATGCCTATACATACACATATAAAGGTGCTAGAAAAGAACCGGCGAAACACGTGGTTATTGATAGTTCATGCTGATGACTGCCCACAGTGTGTGAATTGTGTTGGCGGGGGGCATTTCGGTTTTTAGATAGAATCGAAGGAGCTTTTCTTTTTTCAGACGCACAGCGATCAGAGTATTCCCTGCGTACTTTTCTGGCAGACAGCATATTGCAAAACCCGTTATGCTTTTCTCCAAGCTGTTGATCAGAACGACTTCTGGATGATTTTCCAGGTGTCTATTTCCGACGACCTCCACATAAAAACTTTCGATATCATCGCGAATATACATCGACTTAGTTTGTTTTTTGGTGACGTCGTCTGAACTCATCGTCACCAGAACTTTTTTAATGTGCGGGAGGTTGTGCACGATATCAGGATCGATTTCAAGTGGGTCGACGTTTAGAAAGTTGGCAAGCTTGATGACAGCTGGAGCGTTCATTTCAGTAATTGCATTTAGATAATGCGAGATAGCGCCTTGCGTCCACCCTAATTCTTCGGCGGCTTCTGTCTGATTGAAGTGCATTTCAATTTTCTTAGACTCCCAAATTCGTCGTAAATTTTGGACGGCCGTAGGCATAGCGTCTTGGTTTGACATGACTAAATACTTCGTTTTATGGAGCGTGAGTTTTAAGGTGGATGAATGCTGCGGCCTCTTTTCGGCTAACAGAATCCTCTATATACCTATATTTACATATATTAGTAGAAAAGTCATCTACTAATATTATGCAGGTATCACCGACGCCGACGATCAAAGCAGCTTGTGCAGACACGCTCATGCGCTCAAGCCATTGTGCTTGGAGGGGACTAAGAGAGTGTTTGATTGGAGTTGTGTCACGTTTGGGTAGTTCCTTTACATACTTATACTCAACAAATAGCAGCCCAGAAGGTCCAGAATACATGGCGTCGGGTACACCTCCCGTGAACGTATCATGGATTTTCCATGAATGTACATCGGGTGACAAGTATCTGTGGATGGACTTAATGAAACTGTGTTCGTTCATAGGAATGATGCGTTGTGACCAACAGTGCATCAAGCTGCCAAAAGGGCCGGTATGTAAACCGGTGGCCATTAGTTAGGTATTAGCGAGGCTAATATCTCTAGGCGGCATATTGCTCGTATAAACCTTCTGCTACCTTGTAATCAGCTTCTTGAGCCCATCCAACAAACGCGACTTCGCAATTCATAAACGCTTTGCCCATTTTGTTTTCGGTTGATACACCTGACACTTTCCACAAGGCTGCGAAACGATCACCGCCGCGCATACCTATCTGAGAGTTCCACGCTTTTGATACGCGTAGCTTTGAGCTAGCGAAGTCCATAATGGCTACAGAGTTTTCTAGCGCACCTGTTTCAGGATTCTTTACTAAGATAACGTGTGCGTGCGTCTCATTGATATCGTACTCAGCCGGCTTGTCTTGTGTATCAACATACGCTTGTGCTTCCTCGTGTGTTGTAAATGCGCCGCCGTAACCGCCGCCTACATCTAGCTGACGCCATACGACAAACTCAGTCTTGAAGTGGAGCGAGATGCAATAGAGATCATTACCATAGTTGTGATTGGTTAAAGTATTGACCAAATGGCCTGGCTCACACCCTTCGACAAAACTGCCGTGGTGTTTATCTACTTCATTAGACATCTTCTGGAGAAGTTTGATGCGAGGGATTTGGACATTTGAGCCGACGTTTTCGTTGCCACGACCAATACCTTGTTTGTCTTGCAAGTGAGCTGGAAGGGCGTCGGTTGATGCGACTAATGCTACTGATTTACTCATAGGTTTTATTCTCTTCATGATTCATGTTTAGTAATTATATGAGGGTTACTAATATAATTAGAGGGAGCGAAAGTTAATGCGTCGAATTTCTCTGGGCTGCAAGCCAGGGACTGACTCTTCAAGCTTGAGCAGTTCCTTGTAAGCAGTCGACGATACCCGTCGTTGTAGAAGGCTGAAGTCCTTTTGTTCCAGAACATAGGCGTAAAATGCATCCCAGTCTGTAACTTCCGGTACAGTATCTTGGTTAATCGATACACTTGCTTTGTCATTAGCTGTACGTGACAAACCTTGCGCATCTAGTGAGTTTAAGAGTTGATAATCCAACTCATCCTTGGTTTTGTTTAGTTCTTTTAGCTGCGCGGTTAAGACAGCTGACTCGTCTTTTACCCGTGCACGTGCTTCGATTAGTTCGTTAATGTTCATGCTGATCCCCTTCAGGCCGCTTTTAGTTTGCTTAGAATTGACAGTAAGTCTTCCATCCGCTCTAGCTTGTTTTCTAGTTTTTGATACACATCAGGCTCCCATGTATCGCGAGCTGCGATCTGTATGATTTCAGTACGCTGTGTTTGCCCCGCACGGTAGATGCGGCGGTTGAACTGTTGGTAATGTTCAGCGTTGTAAGTCGGGGATGCCCAGATAACTGCTGTTGCTTTGGTCATAGTTAAGCCATGACCTGCAGACTGAGGATGACAAAACACAACTTGAAGTTGACCTGCTTGCATACGATCTACTATTTCTTTGCGTCGATGGGCAGGGGTGTCACCGTCGATAGTGCCGAACTCTATACCCATCTTTTCTGCTAAAGCGCATAGAGCACGTTTCTCATGCTTCCAGTTGAATGCGACAAGGCTATGTTTACGCTCAGCTACTAACTGCATGACTAACTCATACCGCTCTGGATGCACTGACTGCACCACACCGTGCTCGTCATAGACTGCACCTGTGCATAACTGAAGAAGCTTCTTTACTTTGGCGCCTGCGTGAATGGCGTTGATTGTTGTAGTGCCTGTGTACAAGACTGAGTCATCGCTAAACTGGCGATACTGCTTCATGATCTTAGTAGGTAGTGTTACCTGCATTGTCTGAGTGGTTTGTTCGGGCATATCGAGACAGCTTTCTAACTCGTAACGGATATTGATGTCACTGATTGCTGCTGCAACGATCTGTTCAGCGTCGTCTTTGTCGGTCCACTCGTTTGCAAAACCATTGAACCGCGAAGTACAAACTGCGGATCGGAAACTATAGAAGCGATGCCCGAGTCGTTCTCCGTCGTCCACGATTAGCGTTGGATGCCAGATGTCTAAGATTGTGTTGCTGTTTGGTGTACCTGACATAGCAATGCGTTTAGTAAAGTACTTTGATATCTTGAGCATTGCTTTGCTGCGTTGGCTATCTTTGTTTTTAAACGCAGTGAATTCGTCGATGACTAACGTGTCGAAACCATCGAGTACATGTTTGTTTTTAAGTACCCACTTTACCGCGTCGTGGTTAGTGATAACGATACGCGCGTCGCTTTTGAAAGCTTTCTCACGGTTCTTTGCATACGCAACAGCGTAAGTGAGATTAGGAGTGAACTTCTCGATGTCATCGCCCCACGATGCTTCTAAGATAGACAGCGGTGCGAGCACTAAGGTTCGTGACTTACGGTCCACGATCGCGTCCAGTACTGAGCGTGTTTTACCTGTACCTGGATCGGACGTTACTAAGCAACGGTCGTTAGCTTTTATGAAGTCAGTAGTGACTGTTTGGTGTTCAAATGCTTTCATATTCATCACTCATTGATGGTTTAGTATATTAGCATGCCTAATATAATTGCTCAATCATATTCCAATACGTTTACTGCATTGCTTACAGTCGTTTGGCCAAGTCCCTATGCGATCTTCTGGCCAACACCGACAGTAAAATCGGTAGTCGTCATCGTCAGGATCGAAGGCATATGACCCGTATGTTTTTAATTTAGCTGGTGTAAGTTGCAGTAGCTCGCGACTTGTTAGTTTCAAATGGGTAAGCTCGTGTGAGGGGGATATATCTATATTAGCCATCCTAATATTAATGTTCAACAAAAATAACAGGCTCATCGCTTGACCAGCAATACCCACAGCTTGCGCAGCTGTCCGTCTTACCTTGTTGTTCTGGGCAAAAAATAGCTCCTCCTAATCTGACGTTGGGTGCCGTCCAATGATAATGTTTGCCGCTGCGCTTATTTGTTACGTGGGCACTAAACGTAGTGCTAGGGTCGTCCGAGAACCGAATACGAAACCGTGTAGGGTAGATACGGTTAACGTTGTTGAGCATGTTACCTAGCGGCGATTTAGATGCGTGATGTGTGTACCCGAAAGCATGCATGTTTGGGTACTGGTCAAGCCATAGCTGCCACTGAGTAATATAGATCTCGTTATAGAAGTCACCGAGGACATGCAGACGAACTACGAAGCCTTCTTTGTGCTTATCGTTTAGTGCTCGCAGTTGTACTTCGAGATAGTCTTTGAAATCAACGTGCGTGTGATCGAACCTGTGAGCGAACGGCATGTTGTCGCCGTAGCAGTTGTCCCACTGCTCACAGTCAGTAGGGCACGTAGCGCGCTCTTCTAACGTGAGCGAGTACATCGTCATGCCTTTCCACATCTTGACGCTTACTTTATCCCCTAGCTTTTTGTTTTGTTTTCCCCGTTTCAACATATTGAGGCTTGGGGGTTTTACGCCTTTGCGATACCTCGTCGTTGGAGGTCGCAGATTTTTTACTGGGATTAGGTTCACGGCTAATGATGTCATCGAATATCTCCTGTTTGATCTCGGCTGTTGTGCTTCGATCGAACTTGGTTTCTAGTACCACGTCGCTCTTTTTGAGACGGTACGTTGACCAGTAG